TCGTCTTCTTTTTCAGTCATCATCATTTCTTTTTCTTCACCCATTGCTTTCTCATCCATCATGGCCTTCTCGTCCATGGGTTCCTCTTTTGAAAGGGCATCAACCTCTTTCATCAAGGTACTGAGTTCAGCAAGGGCTTTTTCTAACTTCTCAGTCATTTTTTCACCTTTGTCTTCTTTCAATACGTCAAATTTTGCTTCGGGGTTTATGCCCTTCTCGCAAATTGTGACTTCGTGTAGTTCGAGTTTGTCGATTTCATTATACTCCCCAAACTCGTCGTTGTTCCTCTTCTGCTTCGATAGTGCCTGACCACCGATGCTGAAAGAGCGTAGGGTTCCCTTTCGGATTCCCCTTGATATTTCCTTGGCCTTCTCTATGTCATCTCTTAGTTTTATTACGACATAGAACCCAACATCATCAACATGGGTCTTGTGAACAGTTCCGTTGGTATCTCTGTAGGACTCTATTACCTCTCCTACCTGAACATTGGAGTGGTTCGACATGACGTTCCTAAACTTCTTGTCATCCATGAATTTCACTACAGCCTCATTTAGAGCCTTTAGTGTTATTAGGTCGTTTTGCTTGTCAACTACCTCTATAGAAGCATAGCCACCTATTACTAGATTATCGGCTTTTAGAATAGAGAAGTCTGTCTCGACTTGCCTAACAATTCTAATCGGTTGCTCTAGCACGATTGCGCTTATTTACATTTATGGTATTTAATAGAATCGTCACTCACCATTAGATAGTGTTAACTTTTTATTCCTATCCTTAGTTATGTCAATCAAACCATCATCTTCTGACGAATCCAGCATCTCCTGCTTTATCCCTGTGAATACAATCCAAGAATCCTCTCCGTCTATAGGAACTACTCTAGCATGTAGTCTTGTCTTGAACTTGTCACCGTTCAATCTGTATTCATGATACCCATGCCGTTGCACCCCGAACTCTACTTCCCCCTCGTCTAACTTGTCTCCGCCCTGTAGGTTAGTGGATATCTCGGCAGGGTATTTGTTCGATTTGCCGAACAGATTGAATATATCCTCGGTGTCTTCTATATCGATAGTCCAACCGAATCTCATGTCATCATACATTAGAACCAAGTCTAGGTTGTCATCCTTCCTCTTGTTAACGACGAACTTCCCCATCTTCTGAGTAGCGTCCTTCGCAATGACCTCTTCATTTTCCTCGAATGTGTCCTTTGCCTTATCATATACGAAATGATTCTGATTCATCATCCACTTCTTGAACTTCTCTTGGTCGCCATCAAAAGCATATCCCTCAAACTTATCTTCGTGCTTTTCCTTGACAAATTCTAGAATGTCTTTGTATGGCATTGGCTTACCCTTTTCTTTTAAGAATTGAAATATTCCATTTCTAAGTTCTGAGCGTATGGTCTTGATTACCTCAGTGAGTTCCTCTTTCCATATGTCTATGTCGTATAGGGCATTCTTAGCCATCAGGTCATCTCCCTCGATGCCATATACCTGAAACCCATCCAAGTCCGACTTGAGTATTATCTCAGCATCGCCGTGTATTCCATCAGTGACTATCGCTTTCTTCAGTCCCTCCATCCTGACAGAGTAGTCCTTCGATTCCTCTATGAGAGACTTCTTGCTCTCATCAGCCAATAACTCCAACGTCTGTAGTTTGTCTGATTCCTTCACTTCAGGTATCTCTATGACTTTGGCAGAGTATAGTGAGTATCCCTTGCCGTTTCTTCTAACCTCGTCTACCTTCACTCTCACGATTGAACCCACATCGACAGACTCTTTCGTATTCAATGCCCTGCCTACAGGGATATATGCGACATCATCCATATCCACTGTTTTGTTCTCTCTCGCTTGTTCAGCGGTTACTGGCCCTATGCCCAATGAGTATGAGAAGAGATTGCTGTTCGTCTTCTTCTTGTCAAGCACCACGACATCCAAGTCAACGAACTTCTTCCACTTAATCCACTTGGGGTTCTTCTGTATCCCCACATAGTATGTTGACTCTATATCCTTGATTACCACTCCCTCAGATGCGGGTAGTTCCATGATATCCTCAGAGTATTTATTCACCTCTTCGATGGAATCTGCTATCCTCGTATCCTTCTTGGAGGGGAATGCTAGATTCTCGGTTGAGTGTTGTGAGTATTGGTAGAACAGGACGTTTATCCTCTCTCTCAGGGGTTCCTCCGCCACAATCCTATCCTCATGGTACATGATGTCGAATACGTGTGCCTTCAGTTCCAACTCAGGAACCTCTTTCTTGAATATATGAGTGACTACATCGACACGATGGACTGCTTCTTCTCCCTTGAATCCAACTAGTTCAGCGTCTAATGTGCAATCACCGAAATGCTTCTTCTTCAACTCATCGACTTGCTTTTTGCATTTGTCCGTGATGTCTTTCTTATTGAATGAGAATATTTTGATATTACTGCCTTTCTTGTGTATCTGAATCCTCATTCCGTCGTATTTCTCCTGCACGACGAATTCACCTGAGAGGCCCTTGATGTATTTCATATCGTCTATCTCGAATATCCTATACATCGGCTTGTTTGGTATGTAGAAATCAACCTCTGATTTCTCTTCCTCCGACTTCTTCAATTTATTATCTAGAGCAACTAGGTTCTTCCACTCTTCCTCTGTGTGATTCTCGAAATATAGTTTCTCTAGTTTCTTCATGGCTGCATCGACCTTGGACTCAACTCTCTCAGTATCTTTCCCCTCACCATAATGCTCCATTATGTATAGGGCGATATCATCGACTTTCAAATCCAGTCCCTTGTATCCTGATGTTATCTCGTCGGGCTTCAGACCCTGCTCCTTCCATGCTTTGTCTTTTATCGGGAGTGTCTCGCTTCTTATCGCATAATGCAAGAAGGCAATCATCATGCTCTCATTCTCTAGCAACTCATCAAGGACATTATCACCCAATTGCTCGCTGAACGGGTCGCTTATTTTCTTGGATGAGAATCTCATTCTCTTTATGTCATCATACAGTTTCTTCGCCTGTATGCTGGTCGGGTTCTCCACCTCATTATCGAAGAGATACTTGTCATCCACGAACTTCTTCATCTCGCGGGTGAAGTCATTCAGGTCATCGAATGTCTTTCTCACAGTCTTGACTGCGTTCTTCCACTCGTTCCTGTATTCCTTCGGGTCTTGCAACGCCGAGAGATAGGAGAAGCGTATCTTCTCAAAGACATCAAGGACTCGCTTCGTAAACGCTGCGTCTTTCTCAAACGCAACTCCTGAAGTGGTCATGTCTTACCCTTCTACTACTTCGCCAGCATCAGGATTCTCTACTTTCTCTTCTTTGGGATTCTTTGTGGGTCTTTTCACTTTGACCTCTTCCCCAGTGACATCCTCTCCTTGACCTAGATGTTGATAGTGGTCAAGTGTTACCTTTGCTTTCGCTATCATCTCTCTCGCTTTCTCTTCAATAGTTACTCTCTCCGGTATCATACTATCACCTTACGTTCTCCACCATCTTGTGTATGTCATCCCAAGACATCTTGGAAATGTTATCGCCCATCGGCACACCATTACTAGACATGCTTGGAGTTGGGGTATCGACAACAACATAGCCTGATTTCATCAGCAGGTTGTCCTTGTCGTATACGGCTTTCTCTAATTGTTTGACTTTATCGACTAACTCTTTCAAGAGCATCATCATTTCATTTCCTTCACTCATTCAAATCACCTTTCTTCTTAGGATAAATCATACTGCGAATCTGATTGTACAGAGTCTCATAGTCCTTCCTCAACTCTGCTGCACTGGCAACTATGTCAAGGTTCTTTTCCTCCATCGCCTCAATTTTCTTATTCTCTCTCTTTTCCACGCCTACTGACTTTACTGTTTCCAGTAGTTCCCCTAGTCTTGTGAAGTCCTGTCCGAAGAACTCAGTGGGCTGCGATGCTTGAAGGGTCTTCTTGACCTTTTTCTTCATCTTGGAGTCTAGTTTCTCCAATATAGGCGAGTTGTCCTTCCTTATTGTTTCCATCCAGTTACTCATCTGACTTCACCTCCCTCAACATGGCATCTAAATCAAGGTCTTTCAAGGGACGACTGCTCGCGTCCAGCAAGACCATGTAATCTCTTGCATCTTTATCGACATATAAGTTTAGTTCTTCTGCAATAGTAACATAAGCCTCTAGGATATTCTTAAATTTACTAGCATCTGAGAACTTGCCCTCTTCTTCCAGTTCATCCAGATAATCTATTATTCCCTCAAGGACTCCCGATACCTGTTGCTCGAAACCTAGTAGTATTTTCTTGTTCTTCTTTATCTGAGCAGTCTTTGCTCTGATAACAGGCTCTAATTCAGATATTCTATCCCTCAAGAGACTTATGGTTTTCTTATTCTTAGCCAAATCCTTCTTGTGTTCTTGCATTTCCTCATCTGAGGGAACATCATATTCTTTGAGTTGTCTCAATCTATTTAGTTGTTCAGTATTCATATCACGATATCGAATATGTTTCTTGGATAGTCTCTCGCGAGAATCTCTTGCCGTCTTCAATTTCCTCTTGCTCTCTTCCATCTCAACGAACTCGTTGCTGTCTTCCAAGGAATCTGTTTGGCTCTCTACATCTTCATTCAATGCGATGAGGCTCTCTACCCCACTTTCGTTATCTAGATATGTGAATGCTTTTAGTTTGGTCAGATTTTCTTCTAGTTCAGGAATCTCCTGTTTCAGCGGTTTCATGGAAGACAACACATCCCGCCTCAAATTATCATCCATCTTCATTGGATTCAGTTCGGGTATTTTTCTGTGTATCTTCTGGATTACATCATACCCGCTAAGCCCCCCTGCATATCGTCTTGATAGTTTAGTTAGCAGTCGTAGAGTAGTCCTATCGTTTTCTGAGAACCCCTCGGATTCTTTATCCTTGGATAGTCTTTCTTCTAATGACCTCAATAACTCAAAGTCATCGATTATATCAAGTGAGAACATATCTAATTTTCTTTGGGTTTCCTTTTCGGGAATGTCTGAGTATATCTTGCGACTGTTGATGATATCTCGATAAAGTCCTTTAGTCAATTCCTCTTTGCTCGAATATGAATTTATTATTTTACCAATCAGGTTAGAGTATTCTTCTAACTTGGACTCTTTTTCTTTTTCCTTTCTTCCTCTTGCCATCTCAGGTGTTTTCTGTGATTCCGACCTATCCTTCATCTTATCCTGTGCTTCTTTGATTCTCTTCCTGCTCTCAGTATCTGTAGGGAGAGTGTCTAGTCGATTGAAGAATATTTGATTAACAAAGCCCTCCATGAGAGATTTTATCTGTTCCTCAGATAAATTTCTATCCTCATCATCGATGAGAGATTGATACCGCTGTTGTATTTTGTTATATTGGCTTTCATCATATTTACGGTATGTTTCTTTCTGTACTTCCTTACCGTCAAGCGTCCTTACAAAATTAATCTTGCCGTCTTTTATTTCCTTTACCTTCTCTTTGAAAGTAAGGCCGAAATAGTTCTTTTCATCGTCCCTCGTTATTGATTTGACTTTTTTCTCTCTAGTCAATTTCATTTTACCGGGGCCTTCTTTACGGGGCTTGAAGACCTCTTCTTCGTATGTCTTAGTCTCTACATCCACTCTTATTGCCGGTGTGAGGAAAATCGGATTGTCTTCATCATCGAAATCCTTGAACTTCTCGTCTTGTTTCTCCGACTTATCGTTAGATGGAACATACTTCGCCTCTGTCTTTTTCAAGATAGAGGTCCAACTCATAATATCACCAAGGGATGTTCTCTTTCTTCAATGGCCTCTTCTTGGGCATTGTGATTACATCGGGTATGTCCCTTGTACCGGGATGGGTATTTCTCTCCTGTCCCGGTTCAGGTCCAGCATACATGGAATAGTCACGATTCTTCGTGACTACTTCTCTTTGCTCTGCCCTCTGTCGCATCTCTGCTGCTTTTAATTCTCTTTGTAGTTCCTTTACTCCTTTCTCTGTCATTCTTCTTTCCTCCTATCCTCTTCTGCGTATAGTGCTTCTAATTCTTCTTTCCATCGCTTTACTATTTCTAGATGTTCTAAGTCCTTCACCATAGCCGCAACGATTCCCATCAGCCTACGCGCCTCTCTGTTCGTGAATCAACGTTTTCATTCCCTGCTTCTCTAGGTAGTCCTGTGAATCTCTTGTCAGGACCAGTTTCCATAGACGGTTTATTCCTTGTTGCAGGTGGGTTCTCTTGTGGTTTACTTGCAGCCATCAACTGCTGTTCCTGTAATTGTCCTAACTGACTTGCATCAACATCAGTTCCTGCAAATGGGTCTGTTTCTATTGCCTTGTCTTCTTCTGCCGGACCTTGTTGCTCAGGCTTTGGTTCAGGTTTGGAAAAGATGAATCTGCCTTCATCATCCATGTCAACCTCGAATCCTAGGTTCTTTATCGACGCTGCCACATTGACCTCTATCTCTCTCTTCCTGAGTTTGGCAATCTCATCCTCTTCCTCGGATGGTGGTAGTTTCAAATCCCAATCTGTTATTCCGAACTCCTTTGTTATGTATGGGAAAACGTAATTGTTCCATATCGTTTGAGCCATCTCAACAGCACGATTGGTGACAAGTATCTGCATACCCTCGTTATTCAACCCACCACTGGAAGAGTTGTCTGCCATGAAGATTTTACTTACGCCATAGAATGCGGATATCCTATCCCTCAAGTCATCCTTGACTGAGATGTAGTCCATCTCCTTTAGTGAATCCATGAACTTAATCCACTCGACGGAACCCTGACCGCCCTCTCCCTCTATACCCATGACAGGTATGAAGTGCGGGTCTTGTTCCATTCGTTCCTTTACCCCTCTCCAAAAGGACTTCATCGACTCTATGTTCCTCGTCTGAACAGCGAGTAGTCCTCTTGGCATTCTTGCTTTCGTGTATGATGAGTTGACGTAGTTATCCATCGCAATCAATGTGGTAATGGCATTGAACAGGGTGATGACAGGAGAAAGCCCATACAGTCTTCCGGGTGAGTATTTACTGAAATGTAATACCTCGTTCTTGAGATAATACTGCTCCATCCCGTTTACCCTATTGACATAGTACACTGGATAGAGCGAGACACCTCCACCACATGTCTCGCATCTTCCACCGGGGTCTTCTGTGATGAAGTCCCTGTGCTTTATGCATGTGAATCCCTTATTGCCTCTCTCTCCCATCTCATCGGCGTATATGTGCATGGACACAGGGTCGCCTCTGAAAATCTCCTTTATCTTATGCATACGGATTACTCCGTTATTGTCCAAGAAGTATTCCTTGACCATGATTAAGTATGCATCATCCATGATGTTGAGGTCGTCTTCCATTTCCTTCAGAACCTCGATGAAGAGTTGCTCTGCCTTGTTGACACTGCCATCAAGAAACTTCTCTATGTATTTCAGTTGCTTCGGGTCAGGCTTCAGTAAATCAGTAGACCCACATTCGACGCACTCATCTGTCGGTCTTTGGTGTTCCTTCCCACATGACCTGCACTTCCTTGTGAACTTCTCTTCCCAGTGATATCCCCTTCTGAAAATTTCATTCTTCAATTGAGTGATACATGTCCTAAGTACAATTGATTGGTTTGCTACATGATAAATCACAGGTGAAGTAATCATGTAGGAAAGGTCTTTTTCCTGTATCCCCGGATTGAATACTGTTCTATCTCCGGGCTTAGGAGTAGTCCTTCTGAATAGATTCGTTATGGAGAATCCTCTTTTTTCTTCAACCATTCAAATCACTCTTCCTTGTTCGGTCCTTTATGCTCGAAGAGAAAATCACTGGCGTCATCTAGACTTGACCACTCATCGTCATCCAATTCGTATTCATCTGTGATTTCCTCTAGGTCATCAATGGCTTCATCCAAATCGCCCTTCTTGACCGTATCCAACTCACCCATGAGATTCATCTTAGTGTTTTCCTTGTATTTGGCTATATTGTCCAAGTCTATATCGTATCTTCCCCAATCGAACTTCCTGTTGTCCTTGTGATTCTCATACTTCATCAACTTGAACAACTCCGATATCCTAGGTTTGGCCCAAGACTCCTTCTTGTATCCCTTCTTTATCTTGATTAACTCCAAGAGTATGTCGGCTTGCTCTGCTTTGAGTCTGAAGTGCGGTCTGCATTTGGTCAGCAAGTCCTGTACGTCTTTCTGCGAGTAGAAGTTCAATCTGTTTATCAGACGGGTATCCTGCGGTGACTTCTCATCTAGGTGCAATCTGCCTCCTAGTGATTTCTGCATCTCCAACATGAATGCCTTCCCCCTGTCTCCTGTAGCAACTAGACCGACACGCGGATTGTTGTTCTTGTCCATCGTGATATAGCCATCAGAGTCGATGAATGCAGCAGTGTATGCATAGATGTCCTTCTTGATATCGTCAGACAATTTGAACAATTGACCATTGACGTTTGTTATGTTCATCTTCTTCGTCATATTGGCAATCATGGGTGCTGTTGATTTCCTCATCAGATTATCAGGTAGTCTGTCATGTATCTCGCGGGATGATATTCCGGGTGACTCGCATACCATCTTGGTTATCGTGTCATTCAGTACATCCTTGACCGTCTTCGTGTTGTAGTTCTTGTATATGTTCTTGAATTCCTTCTTGGACAATGACATCTGCTTGCTATACTGCGCGTACTCAGGCCCTAGGCTCACAGATTTCCTGAATAGTTTCGCCTCCCAATACTTACACACCTCATCAACCAATGACGCTCTTGTCTCATAGTCGTTTATCTTGCTTATCTTTATCATGTCAGATTCCTTGAGAACCATGTCCTTGACAGCGGGCTTGTATTTGCTAATCCAGTAAATCTCATCTATGCTCTTTTCCAAATGGTCACTGTATCCATCGATGAGATTATCGATTGCCTTGGTCATCTCTAATCTCTTCTCTCCCTTGAGCGTTCTTCTGAACATCCTCATCTGCTTCACTATATCGGGTATGTCCTTCCCTTCAATCTCATATCTCTTAACGACGACATCCAGTTTCCTACGAGCATCAGTGAGGGAGATGGAATTCTCCTTGGCGAAATTCTTTACTATATTCTCATGGCTATCAAGAGTTTGCTCGCTCAGCCAAGATTGTTTTAATTTGAGGTTGTCTCTTATCTCCTTCTGCTCACCCTCTAGGTTTTCCCGTTCTTCTTCAAGGTCAGCGAGTCGTCGTAATTCCTCTGCTGTTTGACTCATTTTCTCACCTCTCAGAAGTTAATCCCCATCATTCCTAATCCACTTTGTTGTCGTGGCCTCGGCTTAGTATCGAAGATATCCAAATCATCCAGCAATATGAAAGATTCTGCTGCGCCCTGTGTTGCTGCATTCGCCAAAGCCAGTCCCATGACTAAATCGTCATGCGCCCCAACACCCTCGAATCTACCTGAGTCGGTTATGGAGAACATGGATAATTCCTCAATCAGAACGTTAGTCATCTGTCTGCTGTTATTATCCCCGTATGGAAATCTCATCTTTCCGTTCTCGATGTTCATCTGCAAGTTCAGTATTATCTCCTGCTTCTTCTTTCGAGTGGTATCGAAGTCCCTTACGTTCAAATCAGATATGTTTCTCAACTCCTGTGTGAACGCCTTGGCGAAGGTATTCGTTTCATACAGGATTTGCTCAGGCTCAAATATCTTCCCTATGATTCTCAGTTTATTCAGGTTCTCTCTGAATTCAACATTCTTAGCGCGGTCAACATGAACGACGGTCTTGTTCATCTCATCATCCACCTCCAACACAACCACGACGTTGTAGTCTCCATCTGTGGATATGGCAGGGTCAACGCCAACGTAGTATTTGTATCCCTTCTCTTTCCTATTGCTGAGTTTCAGAACGTAGTCCTTGTTCTTGCATTTCATTACAAACTCAGGGTTGAACAGCGCGGTTCCTGTGGATATGGGAACACACAGGTATTCTCTCGTAAACTTGAGAGAACCTATCTCAGCCTTCCTCTGCATCAGTGCATCATAGTCCCAACGCTCAGGCCAAAGCGGTTCATTGAGAGAATTCAGACAAGGATACTTGTTGACGGTGTATGCCTCGTTTTCCTCCAACTGAGAGAATATATCCGTGTATGTGAATGGTGTGCCAATCATTCGCAGTTTCGATGTATGGTGAAGCGTTGGTATCATATCCCCGAAGAACCAGTCAGTGACTCTCTGTATTCCTGACATGCTGAATTCCTTCAGAGGGTCGTCAATGATAATCTCCTGCGGGTGCAGACCACGAATCTGAGAACCAACGGAACGCTCTAGAATAGCATTTCCATTCGTGAGTTGAATATTACCGATTGCCCAACCTCTAGAGGGCTTGTATGGTTTCAATGCTGGATGGTTGAAGTATCGGTCTATCTCCCTCATGTGAACCAATGTCTGCTTTTGGTTCGATGAAATGTACAGCATCTGATATGGTGGCTCTTGGAACACTAGGTTCCATACAACCCAACTGTGCATGAAGACTGATTTACCGTGGTCACGACTACAGACGATTACCGTTCTGTCTGTTGTCTCCATGTAGTCCAGCCATTCCTGCATGTATGGCGGGAACATCTTCCCCAATAGACTCTGAAAGAAATATGGGAAGGAGTTCTTCGACAACTCCATGTCCATCTTCGTGACGAAATCTAGATTCTCTATTTCCATACCTACCACTTGACTTTATCAGCCCAATAAGCAGCAGAAGTCTTTCCTCTCTTTATGTTCTTAGCATGGCGAGCCTTGAATGATGCTCTCTTCTTTCTTCTCTTACCCTTGGGGTCTTTCTCCGTGACAGTATCAGCACCCTGCTGACCGAATCGTATCGTCTTGACTTTATCGCCATCTCTAACTACAACGATATGAGATTTCTTCGGATGCTTAGGTGTTCTCTTTGGTTTGCTGAATCCACTGACACCTGCTCTAACTAAAGCAGGATGACGTTTTTTTCTTTTCACAATGTCAAACCAAGTCAAGACATCACCTCCTTGATATATGCTCTACCAATCATCTCACCTATTTGCTTTCCTACTTTCTTGTCTGATGGATAATGCACACCCATCTCCACTCTCGCATCTGATACCTTCTCAGCGACATCCATCAACGCCTTCTTCTTGTCAGGGAACTTATGCGCTAATGCGACAGCGATTCCAAACGATTCGATTGAATGACCACTTGGGAAGGAAGGTGTGTCAATGGTGTGTGTCTTCGGTTTCTCTATCTTATCACTCACTTGATATGGTCTTGCTCTGTTGTACCTGACTTTCTCCCTTATGGTGTATATCTCTAAATCTTTGATTAAATCTGAATAGTCCTCTTCCTCATCATCGACTAAATCGAAGAACATGTCTCTAGCATTTACATCTGTCTCCTTCATCTCGGCTGGCTCAAGTTCCTTGTCCTTCATAGCAGCCAAAACAGCAGGAATCTCTTTCTCATTGTCAGGATAGTCGAACTTGGGAATATCTACTTTCATTTTAGGAATCGCCTTCAGAAGCCCTTTCTTCTTATCAGACAACTCACCAGTCCAACCTTCGTTCTTCTTCAGCACGTTGAACCAATTCATTCAATATCCCCCATCAAATCTACATCTGCATCTGTAATAATGCTTATTGTATTCTCTTCAAATGCTTTCATGTTTCTATTTACCATTTCAGAGAAAGAGTCTATCATCAATGGAAGTAGGCTATTGTAGAAAGTCATACTTATGTCTTCGGATACTACTTCTTTAGGTGCATTACTGTACTCATTATACTTTCCAAGAGGTAGCATGTCTTGTCTTAATAGTTGTCCAATCTTCTGTTTTGTAGTTGGGAAAGCAATTTCCTGACATAATTCTTTAAAGGTATCAATATAGTCAGAAATATATCCTTTCATTACGTTAATGGTATTATACAACATTCCTTCTAACATATCTATTTTCATATTCGCCAATTCTTTTTTTGAAGGTGCTTTTGCTTCTTCATTTTCGTAGAACTCCCTATCTGATATTCTAGTCATGTATTTTTTAGATTGAGGCATTCTGTATGCGTATCCTGCTTCTGTAGCAAATATCTCATCTACCATGATAAAATATGCAAGTGACTGCATTGGTTGCTGCATCTGTAAGTCCACTTTTTTAGCAAGGTCGGGAGAACGTATAATAGAAACCCAGTTGGGTTTGCCTGATAACTCCCGTCGAAATACAGTTTCGATAGCCGCTTCAAGTGAAGGTGCGAACATTTCTCTGAATACTACTGCGGGTTGTTTACCAGCATAAATCGCTGCATGAACATCTTCATGCATACCAGTACCTATAATCCTCTCAATTATTTCTCTTTCAAAATCACCGGGACCATCGCTAAGTTTTTTCCAATCTTTCGGAATCTTAGGTTTAAATTTCCTTCCGTCCTGAATGTCTTCCTGAATGTCTTTATTGTAGCGTGATAAATTGACCTTACCTTCCTCTTCGTCATAAAACCCAAAAGAATCACCTTGGTCAAAGGTAAAATCGAACTTCAGGATGTCGAACCAGTTAGGAATGGTAATCACCCTAACCGCCTATTTCTTCCGCTACTTTCTTTCTTCTATTCAATAGATACTCATCGGTCTTGTCTTTGTCACCGTCATTATCTATATCCCCATCTTCCTGACCCACAGGGTCAAGTTTCTTCTTCAGTGTGTCTTTCCAGTTCATCTCATATCATCTCTTCGTTGTAGTGCTTGTATCATCTTGAGCATGACCTCTTCCTTTTCCCTAGTCGCCTTGAATGCCTCTTCTAGCATAGATATGAAGGCTATGTCTTTATTCTTCTCTGCCAAGTCTAACAAACGTGACATGTCCTTTTTTTGCTCTAGAGCAAGAAAACCTATACGAGTCAATATGCCACCGACTTGCTTTGTGTAATCACTCATTTCTTCTCACCTACTATTCTCACTACTTTCGCTTGTGTTTCTTTCAAAAGTTTTATTTCCGCATCTGAAAAATTCTTCAATGAATTATCGGCATCTACCCTATCAATGATATCCTGCAATACTGTTCTTACCTTCCCAAACACTCTCAGCATTTCTTGAGTTCTATCTCTATCCACAGTATACTCTATGACTTCCTTCTTCAATGTATCAACCCATCCTTCCTCTACCATAATATCACTTCTGACTGAATTTCTTTCCTGTCGGGACATTCTGCCTACCAGCCTTTCTTCCCTTTCTCTTCTTGGCATCTTGATATCTCAAAGTCGATTTAGGTGTCTTCTTGTATGTCGCTCTAGGCATGTATCTTCCTTTCGTCTTTGAAGGTGCTTTCTTTCCTTTCTCCTTGGCACTGTGCTGTTCTGCGCTTCCCCAATCTTCATCGGTCCAAGTGGATAAATCCCTCTGACTATCCTTCTTCGCTTTGATTGTGGAGAACCAGTCAGTCACGATATCCACCACCTGCGTTCTTGTATGCTCGCGCTAACCTCTGTGCTTTTCTCGCTGACCATTTATTAGGAGGACCGCCTTTGCTTCCAGCCTTTATTCTCTGAAACAGCCTCTTCCTCATCTTGGGTTTGGTGTAGTTTCCTGCGGCATTGACTGTGGATTTCTTTTTCTTCTTCCCCTTTATCGTGTCCCACCAATCTGATGTGGGTTCTGACGTACTTGCTCTTATTTCTCGAAAGTTATCTTGCATAGATTGTTCCTGTCTTTGAAATATATTTTCTATAACATACATCTTCTCTTTAAACTTAGGAGAGACTTTCCCATCCTTGTCGTTTTTTCTGTCATAGGCTAGGTTCTCTAGAGTCATTAAGGCATTTTCAATATCCTTTTTATCTCCCTGACTCAAATCATATCCCATTTTTCTCTTTCTCTCATTTACAGAATTAACATACCTATCGAAATCCTCATCTGCAAAAAAACGTGGTGCATGGTGAAAACCGAATTCTCTAGTTTCCCCATCATCAAACTCATCTTCGTCTTTTCCTTTCTTGAATATTGAATTATATGTCATATGATTCACCCCCACAACTCATCACATATTTCCGCTGGAACTTTTTACTCCTTCCTCACGTAATAGAACCACTTTACAGCGGGTCTGTAGAATAGTTTCCTTATTGCTGTATATGAGCCACCTTGGACTCCCTCTAGAATTTGCAGCACATCGTCAGGCACATCGTCTTGCTCTACAATCTCCCCATTCTGATACTTCATTTCCTTGAAGCCCTGTCCTGTAAATACAGGTAGGCCAGCACTAGAAGCATATCCTATGATGGGTCTATTGCTGTGCAAATCAACGACCTTCTCAGATATGAATTTACCAGCACCCCTTGTCTGTTCTCTAGGTAGTCCTGATTCCTTGGCATAACTCTTCAATCCACTTAGCAGATATACACCCTCATACGGTGCTATTCCCTGAACAGCGACAGGCTTGCCATCCAAATCAGGAGCGTATGCTATGTAATACCTAGCAGGAGCGGATTCAAACATGGTTCCCTGAAGTTTGTTGTATCTCTCTGCCCTAGTCGCATACTCTATCCCATGCTCTGCGAAAGCCGTCACTGTCTCTTTCTCAGACAACGGACCCTTCACTTGGAATTTCATACAATCACCTGAAGTTGGCCTTAATCATGTATACGACTTCCTCAGAGACTCCGTTCTCCTTGCCTATGTCCTTGAACGCA